GAATCCCCGAGGAGCCCGGAGCGGATCGCGAGCAGCGTGTCCTCGGTGCTGGCGTTATTGAATGAGGCGAGGTCGGCGGCGAGCTGGACCGCGCCCTTGCTCATATCGACCTGAGCCTTGGACGCCAGACCGAGCGCGTCGAACAGGTTGCCGAACGTACCGACCGCCTCCAGCGCGGCCTGCTGGGACATCAGGACCGACTCGGCGGAGGTCTCCGACCAGTCGACGATCTCCCGCGCGGAGTCTCCGAACACGACGTTGACCTTGGACATGGACTCGTTGAGGTCGGATGCCGCGTTGATGGCGTCACCCATCATGTCCACGGCGCCGCCGATAGCCTTCGTCACGAGGTTGGCCGCGTTCAGCGCTCCGGCGATACCGAGCCCCTGCACGAACCCTTTACCGAGGTTCCCGGCGAAGTCACGCTTGGCTTCCGCCATCGCCTGAGAGAACCCGGCCTTGAACTTGCCGCCGAACCCCTTGGCGAACGTGGTCCCCGCGTCAGTACCAGCCTTGGACGCGGCGCGGCCGGTCTGCTGCTGGAACCCTTTCAGGTCCGGGACGACCTCGACGGCGACCGAGCCGATCGTCTCGCGTGCCATCAGTTGGTCCTCACATTGGCCGGATAGCGACTAGCCATCCGGTCGATCCATGCGTCGAGCTTGGCGCCCGTGAGCCCAGCCGGTCGGCGTGGCTCGTCATGCCACGGACGCCTGATCCGGCCACGCCACTGTCCAGACCGCACCTTGACCTCCGCGTAGCCCTGCCCTACGGCATCGGCGATGACATCCCGTTGACGGTCCCGGTCTCGGCGCTCGGCGTCCTGCGTGTACGTCCACCGGATGAGGAGCTGCTCCGCCGTCCACGTCCGCCGGATGTCGACGTAGCTGATACCCCAGTGTCGGAGGGCATAGGCATCGACCTCTCCGGGGAGGACCCGAGGCGACTCATCGTCGCGGTCAGTAGCGCCGTCATGTACCGGGTAGGACCGCCAAATGCCGCGGCCGTCAAACGGGCGGACCCGGCGTCGAAAGGGAGAGCTACGGAGTACACCGCCTCCAACGCCTCCCGGAGCTGCGAGGGGGTGAGCCGGGACCGGATGTCGTCTCCCAGCTTGCCGTCCCGGTCGTAGTCCCGGAGCGTCCGGAGCGCTGCCTCGGAGCCCGCGCGCATGGCGGACCCGAGGAGCATCCCGGGGTCGGGGGAGTCCTCGACCTCCAGCGCTGAGATGACTTCCGCCGTCCGGTCCAGCCACGCGTCCGTCTCGTCGAACGTGAGGACGCGCAGCTCGACCGTCTCCGTACCGACAGCGATCGGCAGGACACCGCGGAGCGCGGCATCCTCGGTGCGCTCGGGCATCAGGAGCCGGTGCTCGGCGTCCGGACGATGCTCCACTGCTTGGCTTCGATGTCATCCGGGTCGATCCGGCTCTGGATGGTGACCCGGGGACCGAGAGGGTTCTCCGAGTCCGCCGCCGTGAACTCGGCGTTGCTCTGGGCGATACCGAGGGCGATCCGGAAGGATGCCTCTGCGCCATCGACACCGGGGATGCGCAGCTCGTAGGCGTGGTAGCTGGACGAGCCGACCCGCCGACCGCTCTGGTCCGGACCCGTGATGACCGTCTTGCCCGCGTCGAGCCCGGAGCCCGCCTCGGCTACCGCGCCCGGGATCATGATGTCGAGGTTCGCGTCGGTCAGCTCGATGATGGTGACTTCCAGCTCCGCCCACGGGAGCCGGGTGTGATAGTCCGTCCGGGCGAGCATCCCGCCGACGCCGTTGATGACGGGCGCCGCCACCTCCTGCATCACCCGGAACACGTTGTCACCCATCGTGGAACCGACGAGGACGGTATCCACGTAGACCTGTCCCGCCCCGATGAACTGCTCGTCTACTGCGACCGCGGTCATATCGTCTCCCATCGCTGTCCCCGTCCCCGGAGGGCCGAGAGTGCTGATCGCGGTCCGACCCGGGTCGATCCGCTGGCGACGATGATGCTACACCCCGTAGGGCGCAGCCTCCGCGAGCACGTCGATATAGACAGTGGCGTATGGCTTGCGTAGCTCACCGGGAGCGTTCGTGGCGCCCAGCAGGATGTCAGCCCATGACTGGCGGATCAGCGCGCCATTGGTCCCGGTCTGGATACCCGCCTCGTGCCATAGCTCCGAGACCACCCGGGTCAGGTGCTCCGCCTCCACCCGGTTCCGGCCGTAGCACAGCGCGGCGTAGCGCCCGACCTGCTTGCTGATGCGTCCCGTCGCTCTGCGCCCGTCCCCCGGGGAGCGGGAGGTCGTCTGGTGCCGGATCAGCACGAACGGAGCCACGAAGTTGCGCGCTTCATCGTCATTGCCGACCCGATCCGAGACGATGGCGGAGACCTCCGGGGACTCCCGGGTCAGGGTGATGACGGAGCCGGTCACGTCGACGTAGATCGCCATCACCGGACCGCCAGCGCAGAGCCGACCGTGATCGTCGCGAGCGCGTTCGCGAGGAACGGGTGCTGCTCCGTATCGACCGTCCCGTCGTGGACATAGCGGGCATACGGCACGTCATTGCCGATGACGATCTCGATGCCCTCCCCGAAGTGAACCGTGTCGGTCGGCGCGGGACCCTCCGACCAGACTCTCCGCGCGTCCACGTAGACGACAGCCCACATCCCGGCGCGGAGCTTCCCGGTGTCATCCGGAGCCCCATCCCGGGCAGTCTCCAGCAGCGCTTTCGCGAGGTCGGCGAACGCGGTCGATCCGAACTGCGTCCGGGCGCGCGCCATCCCGGCGGGGTCCGGCGTGTACCGGCTCACAGCACGACCGGCGTGACGCGCGCGGTATCGGTCACGCGCAGCGTGGCGTGGTGGATGGAGGGACGGAGCGCCTTCACCAGACGGGCTCGCCGCGCCTGCGCCAGCTCCTCCCGGTCATCCCGCGCCTGACCCGCCTCCCGGTCGATATCCGGTACCACGGCATCCCGTACCAGCTCGATCAGTGCGCGCTTGACCCGCAGGAGGTCATTCGGTTCGTAGGTCACGGAGACCGCCCCGTCATACCACCGGGTATCTGACCGCTCGATCGCTCCGCCGTTCCGGACGAGGCGGTACGTGGTGATCGTGTCAGAGCCGTCCAGAACCTCGTCTATGGCGTCGGTGAAGCGGGAGAGGTAGACCGGCCCATCCCAGCCCGCGCCCGGGTACAGCAGCTCCGTACGCTCGCCAGTGAGAGGGCCGATCAGGTGCGCCAGCTCCGCCTCCTCACGGTCGATGGCGTCTTGCAGGATGGTCTCGTCGAGCCCGGTCCCGACCAGCGTTTCGAATTCCTCGACCGTCAGGGTGCTCATATCACGTCCTCGATAGCTCGGACCGCCCGCTCGGCTGCCCCGGAACGGTAGGCATAGACGATACCAAGTGCCCGCTCACGCGCCTCCCGCTGCTCCGTCAGGTCATCGAGCGCGCATGAGATAGCCTCCGGGAGTAGCTCCGGGGAGTCGATCCGTACCCCCACGTCAGCAGCATCCCAGAACCGGAGCCCATGGCTGACGGAGCGGTCCCACTTCCGGGAGTCCAGCACCACCACGGGTCTCCCGGTGGAGGCGAACTCGTAGAGCAGGCTCGTGTTATCCGCGATCAGGATATCGGCCTGACGTAATACCTCATCGGCCTCCCGCACGACCTCGATGCCCGCCTCCCGGTAGACCGGGGCGTACAGGTCGATGGCCCGCGGATGCGCGTGACCGAGGACGGTGTACCGCTCCGCCAATCCGGCCAGTGCGCCGCGGTACTCGTAGAACGCCGTAGATGCCCAAGGCGAGGCGACGGGCGCGGGCCAGTGGAAAGCTACCGCTACCACCGGGGCGGGGCGTAGCGAACTTCCCTGACGCGCTGGCAGGCCATCCAGACGTGGCGAGCCGATGACGCGCACAGGGATGTCCGGGTAGCGCGCCCGCCAGCGTCCGCCGGAGTGCTCATTGGGGGTCAGGAACAGCGACGCACCCTCCCGCCCGATGCCGCCCGGGTAGGACGGGTGCGTCGAGGAGTAACTCTGACCGATACCGTGCTCCATCGCGATGACCGTTTTGGCTCCCGCGACGATGGCGATCCGCTGATCCTTGAAGGATGCGACCACGACGGGAGCCCCGGTGAGCTTCGTCTCCGCATGGAGCCCCAGCCGGGAGGCGAGCGTCAGGGTCCGGATCGGCCCCACCCCTCCGGTCATGGGGTCCGGCACTACGACGGTGACGTCCGCGTACCCGGAGAGCGGAGCCGTGTGAGCGAGGTACTGGGGCTCGGTAGCGAGGAGATCGAGCCTCACGCCAGACCCCAGAGCCCGAGGTACTTGGTCGCGTCCCGGACCCCTCCCCCATCGTGGTAGGCGTAGCCGTCCGGGATCAGCTCCGTGGGCTCCGGGAGGGAGAACGGTTCCGCGGTCAGGTCGGGGGAGTAGCAGTCGCCAGCCTCGATGTCCCGGTTCGCCCCTCCCCGATACGTGGAGGCGAGGAGCCACATCGCGCCGGTCCCGCTCACCGCGTCCAGCAGCGCCAGCGCCTCGGCGAACGGCAGGTGCTGGATCACGTCCCGGATGATGACTAGCTCCGCCTTGGGGCGCATCGCGTGAATGGTACCGAGGGCGTACAGCCGCTTAGGGTGCCGCTTCCGCGCCATCCTGATCGCCTGTGGCACGACATCCAGCCCGAGGTACCCGGGGAGGTCCGGCATCCAGAACCCGTCGCCACAGCCGACGTCGAGGACGCTCCGCACGCCGAGCCGTTCGACCAGCTCCACGATCCGGCCCTTCACGGGATCGGTAGCCGCGGAGCCGGAGCCGGGACCGGAGAGGGACTCGACTCCACTCCAGAGATTGCCTCTGTATATCCGGGTGAACGGCTGACTGGTCACTTGGGTACCTTGTCGATGAGCAGGATCGCCATCGCCACGATGAACGCGATGAGCCCGGTCACGCCAGCGACAGCGCCCCACAGGGCACCGCTCGACTGGCGCGTCTCGGTGCGCTGGCCTTGCTGCCCGAGCGTCATCGACTCGATGGTGGTGACGCGTGTCTTGACCTCATCGAGCGTCTTGGTGATCGCGTCCGTGGTAGCCCGCGTTAGCTCTAGGTTGGTCTTGATGGTCTCGCTCGTGGCCCGCTCGCTCTTGTCGATGGCGGCCTGATTGGTGCGCTCCGCAACGGCGGCACTTTCCTTCTGGGCGGTCAAGGCCGCTGCCACCGCTTCCTTCGATGCGTTGAACGCGGCGATGAGCGCGTCCTTGTTGAGCGCCGACTCACGCTCTGACAGCTTCTCTATAGCCGTGAGCCGCGTCTCGGTGAGGGAGTGGACCGCGTTGACCTTCTCGTCGATGCGTTCCGGGATGCCGTCGATCCTCTCCAGACGGAGGAGCGTGGCCTGCTCCATAGCCGCCAGCTTCGCCGCCGTCACGTCCACCTTGCCGTCGACGTACTGCGTCATCAAGACCACGGCCTTGGCGATGGCCGCATCGGTCAGGACCGTAGGATCGGGGATCGGTGCCGAACCGCCCCCGTTGCTGCCACGGACCGGGACGGCAGGGTCAGTCATCGTTTACCTCCCCGTATGAGGTCTGCTACCTCGATGCCGAGGAGCGTCAGGATGGCGCCGAGGATAGCCGTGAGCGTCAGCTCCGACATGGAATAGTCCCGGCTCGCTACGTCGAGCAGGAGCAGCACGATCAGGAGCCCGGTCAGCGCGAGCGCGATGAGGACCCGGGGACGCGCGTACTGGCCCGGTCGCTGCTCACCGGCCATGCCGCCTGACCTCTAGCGCGAGGATGTAGATGGCTGAGGTGATGAGCACGAACCGGAGCACTTGGAGCGCCGTCAGGGCCAGCAGGCCGTCGATCACGTCCGGATAGATGAGCGACGTGATGAGCAAGGCCACGGTGCAGGCGAGGACGACCCATGAGAGCGGGACCCGGCGCTCGCGCTCCCCGTCGAGGCTGACGTACACCACGGCGACCCAGAGGAGTGCCGCTACCAGACTCACCGTCGGGATCGTCCAGTCACCCATTCGCGTCCCTCTTTCGGAGCCAGCTCCCCGCGTAGTGGTGAAGCATCAAAGTGGCAGGATGCTCTTTCGGAGCGAAGGATGCCATCAGGGTCTCCCGTTCCGGGTCGCGGTAGTGGACGGGATAGACGCTCTCCGGCGGTAGCAGCAGCGCCTCCGGGTCAGCCCGGAGTACCTCGGTGGTCACGCCCGGTCCGGCGTGCCAGATATCCCCCTTGGGGACGCGCTTCATGGCCAGCTCGATACAGCGCGCGATCACGGGAGAGTCCGGGACGGCACCGAGGAACGCGTTGGGGATGCACCGGGAGTCCTCCCACGCTGCGACCACGGTCACTCCCGTCAGAGGTTCCAGACTCCGGAACGGTTCCATATCACTGTCTACGTAGAACCCGCCCCAGCGGTGCAGCGCTTCCAGCCGGATCAGGTCCGCGAGCTGCGCTCCCGCCTTCACCTTCGGCCACATGGGAGACGTGACCGGCCACTCCTCCGGGGGGAGCGGGTCACGGTGCGTCAGCATCCGCCAGCCGGGATGTAGCTCCGTCCACTTCCGCCAGTAGCCCTCGACCTCCGGGGAGGTCTCCGCGGGTACGGTCCGGTGGATGATCCGCGGGATGCGTCCGTCCGTCCGGTCCGCCGCGATCGTCTTGCCCTCCGCGACCAGCGCCCGGATCGCGTCCGGGTCCGTCCACGCCGCCTTGTAGCGCTCCCCCCGGGCACGGTTCCGGAGCGTGGCGGGACCCTTGTGGCCCTCCGGAGCGGGAGCGTGGAACAGGTGCCACAGCTCCCCGGGGAGATGGATGGCGCGTACGCCACCGATGACCTCGCACGCGATAGCGAACGCGGTGTCCTCCATGCCCCACCCGGAGAACCCCTCATCGAACCCGCCGACCGCATCCCACAGCCGCCGCGGGATCGCCACCACCGAGGAGTGCTGATCCTTCCACGAGCGCCAGATGTACGGTTTCCAGCTCCCCTGATAGCCCTCGATCACCTTGGCCGTGCCACGCCCGTTCAGGTCCCGACGCACGTCGAACGGCAGGACCATGTTGCCCGTCTCCGCCGCCAGACGGAGCGCCTCCCGTACGCGCGCGGGATCGCAGACGACATCCGAGTCGATGACCAGCGCCACGTCCCATTCCCCCGCCATGGCTGACGCACGGTTGAGGGCCGCGGAGCGGTTGAACAGTCCCAGCTCGTGGTGCCCCTCGTAGATGGTCAGGTCAGGGAGGACGCCTCCCCACCACGGGCGGCAGAAACGCCAGAGGGCGTCACGGTCCGGGAACCCCTCTCGACGGGGGACGAGGATGACGGATCGCATAGGACTCCGAGCATAGATGAGCCCGGACCCCCCAGTGGAGTCCGGGCTCGCTGAGTCGCTCGTCAGGTCTGGGAAGGGAGGGCTACCCCCTAGCTCCCGGCGGGCGTGAGCACCGCGAAGGGATAGGCGGACGCGCCGCCGTCCTTGGTCGCGACCTCGGCGGTCTGGAACCCGACCCGCATCTTGAAGCGCAGGCCGATGAGGTCCCGCTCCGCGAGGCTGACGAGGTTGCCACCGATGGTCACGGTCGCCTGATCCAGCAGCTTGAACGTCAGGTCCTGACGGATGCCGAGGATGGCGTAATTGGGATCACCCACCAGCAGGGTCGCCTCAGCCGTGTCCCACGCGCCGTTGGTCACGTACTCGACCTCGGTGTCGTAGACCTGATTGACCGACGCGCCCGCCGTCGACAGCGAGGTCGTCCAGATCGGTGACCCGGTGTCATCCCGGAGACCGCGCAGCCGAGCCCGGAGGGTCCGGCGGGCGTAGCCCGTTGTGGCGTCGAACCCGTCCGCCTCGACGAGAGCGATCGTCTGGTTGATGTCCTCCGCGATGTCGATCGCAGAGGTCCCTTCGACATAGACGTTGCTCGCCGCGATGGCTCCCGGGACGAGCCCGACAGGCCAGCTCGCGGGCGCGCCGGTACCGAAGAACACCGCACCATCGAGCGTGATCCCGACAGCTTCCGCGATCCGCGGCCGGACCTCGGCCCAGAGGTCGAACTCGGGGGAGGCGTCGTCGATCACGTTCTCCGGGATGACCACGATCCCGGCGATCTCCTCGGCGGTCAGCGTGCGGTCGGTCCACGTCATGTTGGTGGTCGGCTTGATGGCATCCGTGGAGTCCGCATCCTCACCGGCCACGAAGCTCGCGGTCGGGAGGGTGCCCGCGACCGGGTAGTTATTGATCTTCTTGCCGAGGTTGATGCGGCGGAAGGTCCGGAGCGCCGCCGAGAACTCGACGGCCGCCTGCCAGATGTCCGCCCCGTTCCGCTCCGCGATCAGAGCGAGGGCATCGGCCCTGCTGATGTCTGCCATGTCGTTCCCTTTCAGGTACCCCGGATCGCTGCCCGAAGTAGCTCGTTAGGTGTCGGTTCGCTGCTCGGGGTCCTCCCCCGGGGACCACCACCGGCATCCGGTGTGGTCGGCTTCCCGAGGTACGGCTCCTGAGCGAGTAGATCGTTCAGCGCCTTGTCGACGTGGCGGGGCATCCCGTCCTCATCGACCTCGATCGAGTCCCGGACCAGCGAGACCGCCAGCTCGGGGTTGCGGAACCCTGCCTTGGCCGCCGCGGACGCGATCGTCTTCGCGATAGCCGCTTCACGGTCACGCTGTTCAAGCTCGGCGATCCTCTTGCGAAGCTCCGCGTTCTGCTCCGCTTCCGACTTGGACTGCTCACCCGCCTTGAGGGCTTCCCGGGCCTGTTCCCGGTACCGACGGTTGTCGCGTTCCAGCTCGGCGATCTTGGCCCGGAGGCTCTCGACGTCATCGCCACCCTTGTCCGCGCTGGCTCCCTGAGCCTGCTGCGCTTCGGCGCCCTGCGCCTGCGTGGCCGGTTCCGCCTTCGCTCCCTGAGCGTCAGCGGGCACCGTCGTCGTTTCAGGCATCGGAGTCTACACCTCAGCTATTCACTGGCGGCACGACCGGGGTGGTCGTACTCATGCGTGGACCGGCGGGCGCCGGAACCTGTACCGGAGGGGGAGGCGCCTTCGCGGCCGCCTCTGCCTTGGCCTTGGCGGCCTCCTCCGGGTCCTGCGTGACCGTGACCGGCACGAGCCCGGTGTGCGGGATCGGCGGAAACCCGAGCGCCTTCAGTACGGCGTCCGGCTCCCAGCCGGTGCGCACGAGGATGCCCGCGATATCCGCCTGCTCCCGGGTGATGATCGTCGAAGCAGCCATCCGGTCCTTCTGGCGCTCGATCTGACCGGGCGACATGCCCAGCAGCTCCCATGCCGTCTGGTCGTCGATGATGTCCGCCGCGCGGAGCTTGGTCACGGCATCCGTCCGGACCGCCTCATTACGGGTCTCCGCGGACTGCCACATCGTTTCCGCCGTCCGGAGGGTGGAGCGCTCATCACCCTGCGCCAGCAGCGCGGTGCGCATGACCTCCTCCCAGCCCTCCCCGAAGTGGATGGAGGCGCGGCTCATCTTCCGGACCAGCGATGCCTCCGACGCCTTCAGCGCCTCCCCGGACTGGGGTACTGAGCTGTTGGACTGGAGCAGCTCCTGATACGGCAGGCGGGAGATGGAGGCGATCTGCCAGACCTCTCCCTCGATGAGCCTCAGGAACTGCGTGACATCAGCCGCGGGGAACTGACCCGCCTCCGGTTTCCAGAGCGGGGGAGCGCCGTTCGACGGCTCGGGGTTCCCGACCGTCCAGAGGTTCCCCGGCTCCCCCGCCTGCGTGATGAACGGCTGGCGCGGGCGCCCGGTATCCGGGTCGATCTCCACGTCGAAGTTGAGCAGATAGCGCTGAGGGGTCGCCATCTGGCGCGCCGCGATGATCGCTGCCGCCCGGTAATAGTTGATGGCATCCTGATTGGACGTGATCGCGGCGATCTCGCTCTTGCCGATGCCGTCGAGCCCCGGGCGGTTCAGGAGCGGGATGAGCGGCACGACCGGGAGAGGGGACGGTACGAACCCGTCCGGGTGATCCTCCGTCACCCACGGCACGAGGAGCTTGGTGACAGTCTTGGGATCACTCCAGACGTACAGGTCCGGTGTCAACGGCTGCTCCGTCCGCCAGTACCACCAGCCATCCGGGAGATAGAGGATGACCACCATCCGGCCGTCGTCATCGAGGTAGCGCTTCAATCCCGCGAGGCGCTTCCGGGGGTCCCGGGGATCGACGTGGACGATCGCATCACAAGCGTCCTCCACCGTGATCCGGGGTCCTTTCTCTCCGGGGCGCGGTTCGACCAGCGCGTAGGTGATGCCCTTGATGAGCGCCGCTGTATGTGCCTGCTGAGATACCCCGTCGAGGTCGTTCTCCTGCCACACGTCCCAGAGGTCCTGATCGCCGGTCTCATCCCGGAACCGGAACCCCTGCACCTCCATGCGCTCCGCCAGCCCGTCGACGACCAGCATCGCGAAGTTGGAGGAGAACCGGCGCCACCGCTCACCGAACGCGGAGCGGAATGCTTGGGTGAAGAACGAGAGCGGGTGATTGCCGTCGTAGTACGCCTGCCAGATATCGAACTGCGGGCGCCGCATCTCCAGCCGGGAGAGGAGATAGACGGCCCACTCGGAGGGCAGCGGGTCGGTCGGCAGGGAGGACGGGAGGACGGTCGTCGCAGCCGCGAAGCTCCGAGGGTAGTCGATCATCGCCATCTAGAACCCCGCAGACTTGACGCGTGGCCGGGAGCTATTCGGCGGTGCGTCCTGCGCCGCCATCCCGATCGCCATCACCAATGCTACACACCCGTGGTTGGGGCGCGTCCCCGGCTTGCGGTTGGGCACTACGACCGTCCCACGTTCCGTCATGCGCGCGGTCGTGGAACCGACGTGCGCCGCGAGCGCCGCGTCACCGTCATGGACCAGCCGCCCGGTCAGGACCGCCTCGTAGGCGAGCGCCGTGGGGGGTCCCATATGAGCCGCTCCTCCGGGGAAATCGACCATGTTGATGCCTTCCATATCGAGCGCGTCAGCGGACTCCGAGAACTGCATCCGGTCGAATGCTACAGCCGGACCCCTCACGGGCCAGTTGGTCTTGGGGTCCTTCATCGCGGCGGCGGGGTAGTCGAGCGCGAGCTGACGGAGATGGAGCCGGATCGCCTCGGAGCTGACGTGTCCCGTGGTCGGCTCCGCTCCGAACATCCGGCAGCGCACCACGAGCGCGTCTCCCTGCTTCTGCGCGACCGTCACCGAGGCTCCCTCTCCCTTGTGCGACTTGGAGATACCGATGCCGAGCGGGAGGTCCGGGCGTAGCTCCGCCTCCCCCTTGGCCTTGGACCACACTCCCGGCGGGAGCCACGCCTCGTCGATGCCCGCGAACTGATTGAGATGGAACGTCCGCCACTCCAGCAGGTGCCCGCGGGAGTGCATCCGGCCGTACTCCTTGCGGAGATACACCCCGTCCTGTAGCCAGCTCGCCGGGTTGACCGCCAGATGGACGGAGGGGTCCTCGACATCCGCCTCCCGGGGAGCGCCGTACCAGTAGATGAGTACCCCGTTCTCACGGTCCCGGTAGATGCGCAGGTACTCCCGGTCCTCCAGCTCCCCCGGGCCGGAGGTCATCGACCCATAGAGCTGGGCCAGCAGGCCATCCTCGGCGCCTCCGGCGGTCGTGATCCAGATGGTCAGGGGTTGCTCCCGGGCGCCGGTACCGGAGACGAGCGCGGTGTACAGGTCCGCCGTCTTGTGGGCGTGCAGCTCGTCGATCAGGTTGGCGTGCGGCGACGTGCCGTGCTGCAATCCCGCCTCGGCGGAGACCGGGCGCATGCTCCCGCCGTTCTTGGGGCACTCGATGATCGACGTCCGGACCAGCTCGTGGTCCATCAGACGGGGGGAGCGCTGGGCCATGCTCCGCTGCTGCCGGAACACCACCCGGGCCTGATCCCGGGATGCCGCCGCGACCAGCACCTCCGGCTCGTTCTCGCCGTCCGCCACCAAGAGGTAGTGCCCGAACGCGGACACCAGCGTGCTCTTGCCGTTCTTGCGGGGGAGCCCCAGCCCGACCTCGGTATAGACCCGGAGCCCCGTCACCGGATCGACCTCCAGCGCCTCCCATACGAACTCGCGCTGCCACGTCTCCAGATCGAGTGGCTGCCCGCCCCACCTTCCCTTGGTCTGGACGATGTAGCGGTGGGAGAACGCGGCGAACCTCGGACCCGCGGTCAGCTCGTCAGGGATCACGCCTCATCGACGAGCCGGAGCTGCCGAGGGGAGGGACCAAGCTCCCGCTCGATATCCGACTGCCACTCATCCGAGGGGCCGAACCCGCCGTCGATGGCGAGCGCGGTCCTCGCCGCGGGAGTAGCTCCCAGCTCCCGGGCCAGCAGCCGGATCGAGTCCCGTAGCTCCCGGAGCATCTGATAGGCGGGGTTCTTGACTAGCTCTCCGTTCCGCTTTCCGACCCGGATCGGACCGGACCCGAATACCTGTTTGACGTCCCGCTCATAGAGAGCGACGGTATCGCAGTAGGTCCGGAGGATGTCCCGGTCCGCTCCGCGGATCACGCCTACGGGCATCTCACGCATTAGCCGTCGCCAGACCTTCGCTGACTCGGCGTCGATATCGGTCGGCATGGTCGGCGCTACCCGCCGGGGTGTCGGTGTCGCTCTCCCGACACGGCTCGGCCGCGTCTCTCCTCTGGCCCGCTTCACTTCGACGGGTGTCGGAGCCGGTCCTCGTCTGCCCACGTCATCTCCTCTAGGGGTGACACATCGTAGCGTTACCCCACCGGCCGTACGAGAGGGAGAGGCTAGCCCCCTTCCCTTTCTT